ACTGTGCCTGTTACCAACGCCAGTAGTTGAGTTGCTACTCTCTCGCTCTCACGTTCCTGCCCTATCCGGTCCCAGAGAACTCCGCATTCAATGTTGAAGGCTTGCGCTATCGCTTCGTCTAAAATCCCCAATTCCTCTGCGGGACTCTTATGAGACAGCCGCGCTGTCGTTATCAAAGTCAATGTCTGGTTCTCGTCCTTCAGGAAAGTTACTGACCGCTTCCACGGTCGTCTCGCCCTCCTTAAGTGCCACCGGAATAGACGGACTACCCTGCGCAAACCACATAAAGATTTGCCAGAAGTCCCGCACGGGTAGATCGTCAGGATGATATTGGTTATCGCCCTTAGGGTTGAGTGATACGACGGGACTAACAACCACGTCAGAGACCACAATGCGTGCGAAGTTGGTTAACTCCTCCAAATCGGGATCAGATAAATTCTGGATCGCCGCTAATTGATCATCGGCAGTAACTTTGCCTTCTGCGCCAACTTTATTCAGCACGCGCACGAACCGGCCTGCTTTTAGTGAGAGGCTCGGTCCAGGTCTGCGTAGTACAACCTCGTTGCCGGAATCGCAGGTAAAGGCCGTTGTGCGTCGCTTAGCCCACTGGTTCTGCATTACGATTGCGCTCCTGCATTCTGCACGAAGTATCTACCTACACGATCCTCTTTCGCGCGAGATGAGACTGCCAACCCACGGAAAGCGACGGGTGACTTGCTGAGATCCTTCGATGTAATGTTCCCGGCGAGTCCCTGATCATTGAATGCCTTGTAGAGATGGACTACGCCAAAGCGCGTTGGATCGTCTTCCATGGGCCAAATGAGGGCGACAGATGTGTACTGCTGGGTCGCATTTCCAAAAGTCACGCCTTTGGAACCCTGAACGTCGCTTCTGGTCGTGGTTGGATTGAGGACTTCCACTAGATCCATGTCCATAATCTGGAGCAATGCACCGGAGATCAGCGCTTCCTGAGCGGTTACTCGCGTGATGATCGGATCGGGTGATTCGTCGGCGCTGAAGTTCTGAAATGTCGGCTTGACAGAGAAAGTCCAGCCGGCGTCAGTCCAACCGACGTGACGCGCATTGGGGTTCTGCGTGGAATCAGGCGTTCCGTCATCGTCAAGGATCAGTCTTACATTTGCCGCACCATCCCATGCACCGCTTCCGGTTCCGAGATCAATGTAAAACTTTCCCGGGCCAATGCCTACATTTTCCGTGACAAAGTTGTCGGCTGTTCCTGCCATTTGAATAGCTCCTCTCGTGCGAAGTCCGAGGCGGCTATTCGTTGGCGTGGCTTGAAAGCGGGGCCAGACGGCGTGCTCAGAGTTGAGTTAAGAAATATCTTTTAACCACTGCTCCCACGCAGTGATCATTCCCTTTACTAAGCGAATCAAAGTCTCATGCAGTTTCCGCGTTGCTGGATGCACTACTGTTCATTGAACGTGAGTCTAGCCAGAGTCACGGATTCAGAAAAATAGATCGACTTTCCTTGTCTGATCGAACCATACACGTGCTCTAATTCGAGCACGACCCCAAACATTATGGTACTCATATTACGCTTCCAATCGGATTTAGGTGCGGAACGCAACACGGCGTCCAGCGTTCCGGTGTATCTCATAATCTTTTTGGTCACGGTTCTTGCGGAATCACCAGTCACGCCGATGTAAATTTCGAATTTGACTTCTTCTTTTAATCGATCCGCCGCGTCTGCTTCTGTCAACGGATTTCTATTGGGACCAATAGCGAGACAAGGGAAAACGAGCTTCTGGATCTGGCCCCATTCACGCTCCTGAAAGTCTTCAAGGTACTGAGGATCGTCGGACGACAGCGCGGCCTCTGTCGGATAGAAAACGTCGAGAGCTTGTTTAAAGTCGCGCTCAATGATTAAAAAGGCATTGTCGATTACACCTTCTTCCTGTACGGCATAGAATTTCGGCGACCATACCATTAGGCTGCTTTCTCCTCGGCCTCAAACCCTGCGCTTCGAGCAAACTCAACTAACCTTTGCTGAATGCCTTTTATGATCTTCCGCTTGTTATCTTCACTCAATGAAATGATCGGGCGCTTCTTATGTTGAGCAAGTGCGTAGGGCAACGCTGATCCGATAATTAACTCATCCTTCTCTGGCCTTAGAATAGAACCTAATGCGTCTGGTCCGGTCATTGACTCGTATAGGGCGTCCGTTCTTCTAAGAATCGATTTACCGGGGAATTCGCGCTCCTTGAATATCTTGTAAGCCGGACTCAAAGCTGCCCATTGACCCGATGCCCCTTGTGCCCCTTCGGTAGCAAATTGCTCCGTATCGATCTCATAGAATGCGGTGATAACTCCCGGCCAGAAGTTTCTAAAATCAGAAATCTCCTGGTCTACGCGATTAAAAGATCGATCAAGCTGTACTGTTCCCTGAACTTCTGCGACAAACCTGAGCATCAGACAAACACCGGGCCACTCTTAAAGCGATATTTCTTTGCGATCTCCATAACTCGCGGAGGCATTTTCTCTCTGAGCGGTTGGCCTTCAAGATCCTTTAGGCGTAGCCCTGCGGGATCAGTTTCTCTTTCAAGATTGATCACTAGCTCTATAACTGCCAGCTTCACATCTGCCGGCGTCTCTCGGTAGCCCCATACAGCAGAGACGGTTACTGACACTCCTGAATACCATCCGGGCCATGAGCAGTTATCAAAGCGTTGAAAGGGAGGCAGAACGCCGCCGCTGCGGAGTATTAGGAAGCCGTTACGCTCAACGAACGCTGGTGCTGTATAACCTTCTGGAAGTGTAATCGCTGTATTCAGAGTGCCGGGGACATAAGGCGGTAAACTAAGGTAGTTAGTACCGTCTCCGTAAAATGTCTGCTCAGTGGCGATCGGGATTGGCGCAGGATTAAAATATCCTTCGGGCACTCCACATTCGAGATCAAACATTCGGCTTGCTTGTTCAATTAAATCCTGCAGCTCGCTATCAGACAGGGCGTTCTTAGTTGCGCTGCCGCCAGAGCCTGACCCGCCGAACATTCGTCTTCTAACTTCTATCGGAGTGCAGTAAGCAACTGAGCGCTGAATGCGAACAAGGATTGATCGTGTTTCTGTTTCTCCATCACTTGCAACGATCGTATTAAAGACTTCGTAAATCTCATCCCACGTTCCGCCCGAGAATCTAGCGATGGTGTCCGTGCCGCTTATGCTATTAGTGACGATTGTTATTCCGCTCGGGCTAGACCAAGAAGATGAGGCAATCGTTCTTCCTTCGAGCCAGTCAGACCAGCCAATACCCCGATCCAGTACTTCGGTGGGTTCCTTCGTAAACATTTGTTTTATCTTATAAGAATCTTAGGCCTTACGATTCTCCCTTGCGATTTCTAGTCTTCGTGTTTCCGCTGAAACCCTTGTGGTGTTCGGTCCATCGCTGTCTATTCGCACCTTGCGATCCTCTCTACTGATTAGGAGTGTTCTTGTTTCAGCATGAACTAGGAAGAAATCTCGTGGATGTAAGCGATAGACATTTCCAATTTCCCCAATCGCCCCAACTCCAGTTAGTTCAAGCGTGACATCATTGGGTATGAAGGTAACTTGCCCGACAAGACCTGCCGCCGAATTGCCAGATACTCGAACCTCGCTTGAAACGTTCGGAATGCCAGCCGCACCAGAGGACGGAGTACCGCTCAGAGGAATCTGAAACCGTGGCGCGATGTTTCCGGGAGTAGCAGACGCTTCAACGCCTGAAGCCGACACACTAGAGGTGCCACGAGTAGATCCAACTTGACCAATACCCTGAACACCAGAGATCGATACTTGGCCCGATTTTGTATAGCCAAGCGATCCGGTTTGCCCCGTTGCGGCGTTTCCTGAAAGCGCGATTGTGAGATGCGGGAAGACGCTGTCGACTTGCGCAGTAGCCTCAACGCCGCTTAATTCCAGTGAGCCAGATTTTGTGAACCCCAGCGATCCGACGTCACCCGATGCCTGAACACCTGAGAGCGCTACGTTACCAGGAGATGAAGCCGAGACGGACGCAACAGTTCCGCTCGCCTCATTTCCTGACAGCCCAATGGTGATGGAAATGGCGACGCTTCCACTGTTCCCGCTCGCGCTTTCACCGCTGACAGCTAATGAAGTATCAGGTCTGACGCTATCAATGGCACTTGGGGCGGAGACCCCAGAGAGAGTAACTGAGGCCGATGGATTAACAGAATCAACCGCACTGGTCGCTGAAACTCCAGTGATCGCCTGATTTTTGTCGCTGCTCGTAAATGCAACGTCGCCAACCGCACTCGTGGCTTCATTACCATCTATTGAGACTGTAATGTTCGGGGTAACAGATTCGACGCTTGTTGAGGCTTCAACACCACTGATACTTGTCTGACCTGTTTCGGTGTAAGCGAGATCGCCAACTGCGCCACTCGCCTCTACACCTGATAACTGAATGTCTGTGGATGGAGTTAGATCACCGGCATTCGATGATGCCTGAACTCCAGTTAGCGCAACGGTGCCAGTTTCGGTAAATCCGAGATCGCCAACAGATGGAGAAGCCGAAACCCCGGATAACGAGAGACTTAAATTAGCGACAACAAATCCTGAGCTTGTCGTAGCCTCATTGCCTGTTATTGCGAGACTGCCGGATTTTGAGAAAGCAACGGAACCGATCGCTGCGGTCGCGCTATTTCCACTAAGCGCAACTGAAGTATCGGGCGTTAATGTTCCGACACTCCCAGTGCTGGGCGAACTAACCACAGTGCCGCCGCCAAAGTCGTCCCAGCGAGCATCAACATCGGAGGTGGTGGCAATTCCGATTGCACCCGCGCTCGCATAGGTGGAGTCTTCTACGCTGAGCTTAATTTCCCAGCCACTGCCGGTGTCGGCCCAGAAATAGATAGTGCTGCCGATGAGTTGAATGCCGTAGCGGAAGCCTGCTGCCGGAGACACGTCAGCGTCTAT